CCTCGTGGTACTTAAGTGCGGACACTTCTACAATGTTAGGCTCCACCTCTCGCGTCATTAGTACTCTGAAGTCCTGTGCTTCGACTGTGCCTATCTCTTCTAATATCCACATATAATTTACTGTAGGAGTATTAGCAAAAGCTGAAGTAACTGTGACCTCCGTGATGCTTTCAGTAGTACCAACAGTAGCTACGTCTTTTGTCTCAACCCAAACGTATGGTTTCCATTCATTATCCACATGGGCGTTTAAACAAGTTTCTTGAGTTGTCTCACCTTGTTTAACTCCAGACTGTATACACGCTTCTTCAGTATTAATTAAAGATAGTTTATAGGTATTACCTGCAGTTACTGAAGTAGCTGCATCTAATTTAATAGTAGTAGTTGTACTTCCTGAAGCAATCCTTCCTCCATAACGTACTCCTGCTTTAGCAGAGTCGGCTACTTTAATTATATCCCCAGGTCTAATTACTGCACCTTCCAAGCCCGTGGAAAATGTAACTGTTTCTGTTTCGTATCTTTCAGTATATAGAAGCCACTTGCCTACTCTACGAGCCTGCCCTTGCGTAGTACACCCAATAGCTGTAATATCAGTAGAGAATATTTGATTATTAGCATTTACAATTCCTTGAGCATCTTCTACATATTCAATATTTTGTCTATAAAAATCCTCTGGGTTATTCCAAGTAACGTGTGCTACATTATGCCTCTGTTTTCTAGAAGTGCCTTCATAAGTGAATCTGCCTTCTATTACGTTAGCATCGGAAAAGTTCATTACTGGGTCTTTAGGAGCGTCTTGTACAGCAGAAATCTGCCCCTGTTGCCAGTATATCATACCCCTAAAAATTGAGGCTATATCATTTAGTACCTTGAAAGCCTCCTCTCTGCCTTGTAGATAGATATTTGCTGCGAAACGCGCTTCTTTATTACCCCAGCCGTCATCTATTCCTACAAAGTTTCCTGAAGTGTCTACTGAGTCACAGTACTTAGCAATTTCATAAAGAGACCATTTATCCATTTGACTAGCGGACAGCCACTTGCCTAGACCATATCTATCGTCTGTACATAAATCATACAAAATCCAAGCAGGGTTACAGGTCCATTCTGTATCAAATGTACCATCCCAAGATCCTGAGTATAAGGTAGCCCCCACGGCTGTACCTGTCCACGTACCTCCTGCTTGTGTACACCTATCCTCCCTTCTATAGCCTGACAAAGAGCAGTGACCGGGGTCATACGGAGTATAGTTACTAGGGACTTTTATTTTTACCCCTTTTATCTCGTACCCACGTTTAGGGATACTAGTAAATTGTCTAGCATCTATCTGTAAAGCCATTAAGGCACTATTCGGGTACGTTAATTTATTATCTAATATTTTTGTATACGCTCCGAAATATAAATCATTGCTTAATTTAGTGGAGGTAGAGTCTGCTGTAGTTCTTTCTACTTTAATAGCAATCTGGGTAAACCCAGAAGTCTTCCACGCACTAGGTATATCTAGTCTATAAGCTCTTTCGTACTTATTTGAAGTTTTTCCCTCAAAAGAGGCCGTTTTCATAAGGGTCCAAGACCCGTTGTTGTCCTTCTCTAGGTATATCTTAAAAGATACTTTGGAGCCATGCAGGTCCCCATTATCATTATCAGCATCCAATAGTGCGGGAGTATACAATAGTACGCGCACTGCATCTACAGTAGTAGAACTAAATGACTGTATTATTGCCCCAGGAGACCCTAACTTTACTTGTACCCCCACAGAAGTTTCGGTCTCTGTGCCTGCAAACCCGGGTATATGAGTCTGGGCATTGGTACCCTCTCTAGTTGCATATGTAACATTATCAAAATTTAAGTTACCCGCAGAATCTTTTAGAGGGGTCTCATTTAAGTATATAGACTTTTCAGTGTCTAACAACCCTATAATCTCCCCTTCTGAAACTAGATCGATAGTCCTTGCTTTTGCCTCAGAAAATAGAGAGTCATCGTCTTCTGTAGGGCTACCTCCTCCTCCGCCTTTGCCTCCGCCTCCCGAGCCTCTTATCCAATCTTTCTCACTCATGGTGTGTAATCCTCCGGTGATACTCCTGAGCTAATAACTGCTCCGCCTACCATTAATTGACCATAACATATAGGTATAGCGACTCCTTGTCTAGTTGTATTTGTTGCTCCATTAAACGCATAATTTTGCACGCTCTCTTTAGTTTCGGGAGTTTTAGGTGTTGGAGCTAGCATCTGTGCGATGCCTCCTAATACTAGAGATGCCCCGAAATTCATTGCCATACTGGCCATACTACCAGATGCAATAAAATTACCCCCAATAATTGCCCCCCCTTCTAAAGTTCCCGCAGATTCTGCAAGTAACTGAGTCTCTGTAGGAGGTAGGCCCATCTGTATAGAGATATAAATCATAGCTATACCTATAATAATGGATGCAAATTTTGACTTAGCACCCCCTACTACAGGTACTATTTTTATTTCTTGCCTCCCTGTAGGGTTCCGTAACTCATGGGCTACGTTGTCTAACTCTCTTCCCCCCACAATTACTTTATACCCTACTCCTCGTTGTACTGAATCCCCTACAAACTGTTTAAATCCTGGGTTATTGGCACACAGAGCTCTAATGGCTTCAGCAGGGGACTCAATGTCTAAAGACCAGCTCTTGCCATACTTCTCTGCTAGTTCCCCATAAAGTGTTACTTTCTTTAACATAATGATTTGTGCCTTAAATGATGCGTGGTATGCTTTCTCCAATATCCCCCATAAAGTTCTCTATTAGATAGTCTACCGTGTACGTGATGTAAAATTTTATCGTCTCCCAGGAAAACTGCGGCATGGTTTGGTACAGGTGAAACTAATTTTATCAAAAATATATCGTATTTTCTTATATCTGTTTCATCAAGTATACGTACAAAACCCTGCTTCTCATAGTTTTCTAAATATCGGTTCTCCCCTTTATCCCACCAGCCATCTTGACCGCTGTGACATACAAAATCGATATTTAGCTCTTTTTTATAATAATCTCTAAGTAGAGTACAACAATCTAAAATTCCATAACTGAATTGTCTACCTACTATAGGTGCTTCGTACCCTGAGGGCTCCCAACTGTGTAATCTGTCCCCTGGCCAGCTTAAAATATGCCAAGGTTTATTTGTGCTCTCACAGGACACTTTATCCGCTTCTGAGGGCTCGCACCCCTCATTAGGGTGAGAGTGGCATATACCTATAATGCTCCCTAAGTCCTCCGCATCTGCGTAACTCACTGGATCGATTATAAAATGCTCTTCTGGAGTTTCGGCTATATTATTAGCAGGGAAATATCTTTCCTTTTTTCCTACCGCTACAATAAAGCCACATGCTTCTTTAGGGAACTCACCCTCTGTGTGTTTTCTAAATTCTTCTAAGGTTCTCTCATTCATCCCATATTGATCCCTGCTCCAGGGAACCCTCCAAAAGGGCTCTCGACTGATTCAGGGAATCTAAGCTCGCAAGCCGTAAAAGTTTTAGCACATACATCGTCCGAGGAAGATACTACTGTATTATTGTCTATGTCCCAGTAAGTACTTCCAGAGTACCCACATTCAGTACCTTTGTAAAGCCAAGGACAAGAGTTAGCAACTACGGATCTTGAAGGTAATTTAACTCCATGAATATCGTGCGCTGCTGTTAGTTCAAATTGTATATGAGTACGAGTCTCTACCGCCTTTCTATCTACATACCATATTTCATCTGAAAAATGTGCAGTATCATCCGCTAATGCTGATACATACCATATACCGTCTGTCCAAGTATACCCCGCGGTAGTACAAGCGGATGAAGTTGCATACCCTGCAGTAGAACAACTACCGCAGTTGGAGCTGCTATACACTGTCCAAGTCCCTACAGAACCATTTTTATTAGTATCTAAACAATCTGATTTACTAAGACTTGGGTCTGACCCCGACTCCCCTATGCATACTCCCCCTACTGGGTACCCGTTAGTATAACAATAAGAGTCTAGGTATTTAGCAAAAGTCTTCTTTCTAGTAACTTTTGCCCCTATTAAATCATCATAATCTGCAATAACGGAAGATAAAGTAGAAATTATATTAGCTACAGTAAGCGTGGGTCTTGGTATTGCTCCTTTTCCTGAAAACTCAAAACCTTCCGCTTCAATAGGAAAAGCAGAATACTTGTTCCCTTGCCATACTATCTCCTGGTAATTTTCGTTATGCCCAGAGTGCCACCTAAATATAGGCTCCGTAGTAGGGGCTGTTCCTGTGGAAATATCCATCTCATATAACTCTAGTATTGCCCCTGGCTCGAAACCGTGAATATCACTAGTAATTTTATCACTCATGGTTCAAATACCCTTGTAAATGCTGCTGTTATAGTCTGGTGTCCCGATATATCGTGTTGAGTACTCCATTTATCACATTTGTATTTCTTGTACGGATAAATTGTATAGGTTTCCCCACTGGACATAATATCCGCCGCTAAAGATAGTTGGGTAGCACTATCTACTGCTGTAACAGTGGTTGTAGTTCCCCCGGAATCAGTAATAGTAGTATTTAAGTACCTAGCCGTAAAGTACTGACTAGTATCTACTAGTTTATCAGTAGTAGCACTAGTAGTAGTACTAGCTATATCATACCCGGTAGGGTACCAATCAAATGCGGTTACGCCCCCTTGATCCTCTAAGAATTTGGTGATCTTATTGGCATCGGCGGTGGTTCGGTTCTTCCACGTCAAGTTCCAGCTTTCTGCTACATTGTTAATACCGTTAGCGACTCTCTGTTCGTACCCGTCCCCGTAAGAGGCTACAAGAACCCTAGGCTTACTGTCCGCCTTAAGTCCTCTATCTGGGTTAATATTTACTTCTGTACTAAAATTTGCCATAATCAATAACTACTTAGTAGCCCTCCTGGTCTCTGTTGGTTAACTAGCTCAGCTTGTACTGCTTGGGACACCATGTACCCAAGCTGCTTTCCTTGATCTGAGTTCATGCCGCCTTGTGCATCTGAGCTTGCGTTCCCGTCGCTATCCACAGTAACGTTTACTGTAATATTATTCTCAGGGGCACCTGTTGCGCCTATAACTGGAATTGATTTACCATCAGGTAGTGGAACTACTGCTTCATTATATTTGCCTTCTCCTACTAAACCTAAAGTTGGTTTAGTTACAGCACCCCCACTGGCAAATGCTCTGAATCCTCCTGAAACTACACCGCCATTAGCAAAAGGTAACATCTTCCATAAGCTGTCCGTTGCACTATCCATAGCTTTACTAGCGAGCCTAGAGCCTAAACTGCCCATAATACTGTTGGCATCTATATGACCGTTCTGAATAATAGAGCTACCCACCTCTCTAAAAGAAGTCTTTAGCTCCTTTTTCATATTTAGAGTTTCCCCTATAGTTTTATCAGTGTTAGTCTCAGCAGGAGGGTTAGTCTTTCCAGCAACTCTATTAGCCGTCTCCTCTCCTATCTCTGCTGCGTTATGTACGTTTATACCAAGAGAATTGGCAGGGCCATCGTCTGCATGTGCTAGAGCTGAGTTTGCTAACTGTGCTGTTTCTTTATCAGGCATTTTATCTAGTATAAGCTGTTGCGCATCTATTAGCTTTTGTAGCATTAAGTGCTCAGCTTCTGTAGTAAACGCATTACTTTGCTGTATTTTATAACTGTCAATATTAGCTTGAGGGTGCCCCAACCTTTGACTTAAAGGAGTACTCCCTGATATAGTCATTGTCTCTAAAGCTAAAAAATAGATGTTGGCCTTTTTCAAGAATCTAAGTATAGGACCTAATGTTCTCTCGAAGGCTTGTCTAA